CCACTAGGTCAAAGACTATTTGAAGTTAAATTTGTAGAGCACGAAACTAACTTTTATCAATTAGGGAAGAATTATGTTTATGAATTAAAATGTGAATTATTTGAATATGAAGATGAAGTTATTAATACTTCTATTGAAGAAATTGATGTCACAGTCAAAGATGATGGGTATATTACAACGTTAAAATTAATTGGTATTGGTAGAACTGCAACGGCAACTGCTTCTATCGCTGGTTTTGCGGCAACTACAGGATATATTAAGCAAATTTTTATAAACAATGATGGTAGTGGATATACATCAGTTCCAACCGTTGCAATAAGCACTTCTCCAACCGGTAATACTAGTGATAATGCGGTTGCTGTTGGATTCCTCACAACAAGGGCTCGTATTACTTCGCTAGAAAAAATACTTCTTACAAACGCAGGTGCCGGTTATACAGTTGCACCCACTATTACAATTAGTGGTGGGGTGCCGCAGCAACTTGTTCAATTGAAACAACAAGTAGTGGTGTTCTTAAATTTGTGATTACTGATGGTGGAGTTGGATATGGAACTGCACCTATTGTAACAGTTTCTGCACCAGGACAACTTGCAATTAATGGAGTTGGACAAACTGCCGTAGGAATTTCATCAATTGGATTTGTTGGTTCAAATTCTGTCGTAAAATCAATTTATGTTTCTAATCCTGGATTTGGATATACTACAGCACCAACTGTTACCATTGCAAATCCAGAATCACTTACCGGAATCGGAACATACTTATTTAATGAAGTTATAGTAGGGTCCAGATCAAAAACAAGAGCCAGAGTTAAGGATTGGGATAAGGATACTAATACTCTTAAGATTTCCAATGTTGGAATTGGTGCCACTCAACTTGGATTTTTTCCAGGAGAAACTATTACCGGAACAGAATCGGGAGCACTATATACAGTCGAAACTTTTGATCAAATGGATACATATAATAAATATAGTCAAAATGATGAGATTGAAGAAGAAGCAGATCTCATTTTAGATTTTTAGGAACTTATTACTATCACGAAATTATAAGAAAGACTATTATATCTTTTGGAACTTTATTTAATCAAATACATCTTCGTCACACCGATAAAGATAATAATAATATCAGTGATATGAGAGTTCCCATTACCTATGGTCCAAAACAAAAGTTTTTAGCAAGAATTTTACAACAACCAGAATTAAACAAGGCAACTCAAATTTCATTACCAAGAATGACCTTTGAGATGAATTCAATTTCGTATGATCCAACAAGAAAGTCAAGTATAGTTCAAACTTTTAGAACTACTGATGCAGGAGATAATATTAAAAAAGTTTTTATGCCAGTTCCATATAATATTGGATTTGAACTTAATATTTTATGCAAATTGAATGATGATGCTCTACAAATTATAGAGCAGATTTTACCTTATTTTCAACCGGCATTTAATGTGACCGTTGATTTGGTGGAATCTATTGGAGAAAAAAGAGATATTCCGATGGTTTTAGATAGTATTACTTTTAAGGACGACTATGAAGGAGATTTTTTAACAAGAAGAGCATTAATTTACACTTTGACCTTTACGGCAAAAACTTATATGTTTGGTCCTATTGCAGAAAGTTCTGAAGGTCTCATCAGAAAGGTTCAGGTCGACCAGTATGTCACAACTGATACGGCAACTGCAAGAAGAGAGATGAGATACACTGTTACTCCAGATCCATATAATGCAGACCCAGATGATGATTTTGGATTTAGTGAAACTACAGAATTTTTTACAGACAGTAAAGTTTATAGTCCAACTCAAGGAATTGATATTTAATACAAAATGAAAAATAATTATGAAGATTTGGATAAAGCACTGAATATTGAAAGTAATATCGTTGAGGTAAAACCTTCAACCTCTCATATTGACATTATTCCAAAACAAGTTAATGATATTCAAAAAGATTATGAATATACGAGAGTAAATTTATATTCATTAATTGAAAAAGGTCAGGAAGCAATTAATGGAATTATGGAACTTGCCGGAGAAGGGGGCAGTCCAAGAGCATATGAAGTGGCAGGACAACTTATTAAAAGTGTTGCGGACACAACAGATAAACTAATAGATTTACAGAAAAAATTAAAAGACGTTCAGGAAGATAATACAAAAATTTCTAATAATGTTACGAACAACGCAGTGTTTGTTGGGTCGACAAGTGAGTTGTCAAAACTACTTAAACAAGGTTTTCTAAATAGTAA